TAACTCAAAGAAAGGTTATAGCATAAATCACAAGCCTATACACTTAATGATTACAGGCTGCTATAAAGAAGAATACGGAGATGGCTCAAAAGGTTGGCACGTTGAACGTGGCGCACCTATTAAGCCGATTGGTGGCCGTATGCTTACTATCAAAATAGTAAGGAATAAAACAAAAGATGTAGATGAAACAATCAAATACATAGATTCGCACAGAATTTTCTAAACAACACCTTTGTAACTTATTGATTTTTAAACAACTAAAAAATAATTGTAACTTTTTTTGTTAATAAGTCGTTATATATTGTTAATATGTGTATATTTGTGTATACAATTTAATTAAAGTTATGGAAAGAATAGAAAAATTAGAAACACTTACTACGATTGATGAATACATTAAGTATTACAAAGACCGTATTGATGAAAGAGAATGGAGTAATGAATTTGGTGCAGGTTTGCAGCTTCAATCAATTAGAAAAATTAACGATCACGATATTGATATATTTAACAGATGTATTGAAAGGTTAAACGATAGGTTTAGAAAATTAGCAATTACACTTAAATAAATAGATTATGAAAGAGAAAGAAGCAAAAAAAGAATTATTATTTGGATTCGTGTTTATGGCAGTTGCCTTTACATTTTATTATTTAGCAGTAAATTTATTAGTATGAGTTACGAAATAGAAGTGGAGTATTACGATCAAGATGGTGCTATATTTTACATAGGCGAAACACCATATCAAGTGGAACTTTTTATAGAAACACGAATGATTGAAGAACTGGATAGCTACAATAGCTTTAACGACAAGCTATCATATGCACAAGTAGAAGAAACATATTATAGAGTACAGAAAGAAACGTTAAGATGTGATGGTGTGAACTATTATAACGAAGAAGATTTGTGCGAAGAACTTGAAGAAATACTAAACAAATGGAACAATTAAGAATAGACTGGTGGAGTAATTTTAACGAAGAATTATACTGCAATTATTTAATAGCAAAAGACGAAAAAATGAACACTTATAAAATACTATACAAATACTATAAAGGTGCTAATACTGACGCAGAATGTTGCCAGGCAGTAAAGTATGTAAAAGCCGAAGACAGACAGGAAGCTATCAATCTTTGTGGCTTATGGAAAAAATTAATAATTAGTATTGAAAAGGTATGAAGAAAATAATTGAATATCTTTATTGCCTTATTATAAATTGGATATATGGAAGAATTGATGAGTAGTGTGCTGCACTACATAGAAAAAGACGAATTAAAAAAACGTTGTAGACAAAGAAAATACGTACACAAAAGAATATACTTTTTTAACGTGTTAAGAACTGCTGGGTATACTTATCAAAGTATTGGCGATTTATTCGGATTAAATCACGCAACAATAGTACACGGAATTAAAACTTTTAAGAATTTAAAGAAAGCAAAAGATCCGTTAATGTTTTTGGATATTGCAGAATACGATGGCAAGTTTAAAATCAATGATACAAAGTACGATTTAAAAACGGATATTCTAAAAGCTACAACGATTAGAGATTTACAAATAATAAAAGGAAGAACAGAAAAACAACTTTATAAAGAATTAATTTAAAAAAAAGAAAGATGAATCAAATACAAAAATTAGAAACGTGGAAAAAAGACTTGGCACTTGCTGAAACTTTTGAGGAGATAAAACTTCACGATTCGGCTTCAGCAGCAGCAGCAGAATTTGCACGAAGAAACAATTTAGCTTTAGAAAAGCAAAATGAAATAGGAAAATTTCGTGTAGATGTAGAAACAAAAAAAGGCAAGTGGCTGGATGAAAATTTTAATAGAGGTGGTAATAGAGGTAATCAATATATTGGTGGCAAGGTGCAACAAGGTAACCTTGGCAAAATGCCAGTTCATAAAAAAGAAAGTTCAAGAGCAAGAAAGATTAAAAACACGGAAGAAGAAAAGTTAGAACAAATTATGCACGAAATAGAAGAACGTGGCGAAGTAATTACACCTAACAACGTGCATAAATTAATAAGAAAAGAAGAAAAGAAAGAGCAAAGAATAGAATTAATAAATAAACAAATTGAAGAAATAGAAGCTGGAGAACTACCAGAACTTAAAGGTTTGTTTGATGTTATTAGCGTTGATCCACCGTGGAACTATGAGAGTGAAAACAAAAATAAAACTTCTTTTGATTCCGTTGGTAGAAGAGTAGCAAACCCCTATCCAGAAATGACAACGCAAGAAATAAAAGCAATTGAATTGCCTTTAATGAAAGACAGTATTGTTTTTTTATGGACAACACACAAATTTTTACCAGATGCTTTAGAAATTTTAAAAGAATGGAATTTAGAATATAAAGGTACATTAGTTTGGAACAAAGAAAAAATGGGTATGGGTGCTTGGTTTAGGATGCAATGTGAATTTTGTTTAGTTGGTATAAAAGGAAAACCATATTGGGAAAACACAAAGCATAGAGATATTTTAAACGAATCAAGAAGACAACATAGCAGAAAGCCAGATTCTTTTTTTACAATGGTTGAAGAAATAACTATGGGTAGAAGATTAGAATATTTTAGTAGAGAAAAAAGAAACGGTTGGGAAGTATTTGGTAATGACATAAATAAATTTTAATATGAGTTGGGAAGAAAAAAAAGAAGTAAAAAAAGGAGATTTAGGAGAAAAAATTGTGCGTAATTATTTAGAGAATAAAGGATATATAGTGTATCAACCTAAAACTAAAGGGGCGCATTATTTCGATATGCTTTGCACTAAAAACAAACAAGAAGTGATGGCTTTAGACGTAAAAACTAAAGCACGATTAAATCATTATGAAGCAACAGGCATTGATTTAAGCCATTACACAGATTATAAAAGATTAATAAACACAACTAAAATACCTTTTTATATTTATTTTGTTGATGAAATGGAGGGCAAAGTATACAGGCAACTTTTAAACAAACTACCTGAACCGTTTCAATTAAATAAATATATAGTTTGTTGGTATTTAAAAGATTTAATTTATTTGTTTGATCTTACAGAAAAACAACAAAACGAATTAAAAGAATTTAATACAAGAACTCACGAATATAATCCTAAATAGTTATATTTGTACAGTTGGTCGGACAATCAAAATATTTAGAGTATAGCGTTAGTAGGAGTTCCGACCCTCTGAAAGCGTTATACTTTTTTTTTAACCTATAATTTATGGCAGAAAATAAGAAAAGCTTTTTACTTTATTGCGACTTATTGCATACGGTCAAGAAGTTAAATGATGAACAGGCAGGAAAGCTATTTAAACACGTTTTAGAGTACGTCAACGACTTGAATCCAGAAACCGAAGACATTATAACAGATTTATGTTTTGAGCCGATAAAACAAAACTTAAAACGTGATCTACAAAAATACGAACAGATAAAAGAAAAGAAACGAGAAGCAGGAAAGAAAGGTGCTAATAAAAGATGGCAGAATATAGCACCTGTTAAAAGTGCTAAAAAGAAAATGGCAAACATAGCCGTAAATGTTAATGTTAATGATAATGTAAATGATAAAGATATATATAGGGCCTTTGGCCATTTGTGTATGTCAGTAGATGAATTTAACAAATTAGAAAAGGACTACACTAAACAACAAATTGATGGTGTATGCGATGCAATCCAGAACTTTAAGAAAAACACGAATTATAAAAGCTTATATTTAACTGCTAAAAATTGGCTAAAGAAAGAACAAACAAAAAAAGAAGTAGAAAGTACTAATGGATTTAAAGCACCGTGGCAATGAAAGGTTATAAGGTAACAGAAGCAAAAGATATTTTAAACAAGATATACAAGCATAGAGATAACTATAACAACAAAGGAAAGTATTTAGGTTGGAAAGGAATGGATGAATTTTATTCTATGCAATTAGGCAACTGCACCGATTGGACAGGATTTCCGATGAGTGGTAAAACACAAGTATTGATGGAGTGTTTACTTAATACGAGTAAGTTCTACGGATGGAAGCACTTGGTTTACTTTCCAGATGTAGGTAGCAATGTAGAAATAGTTGCAGATTTAATTCACAAGCTTACAGGAAAGAGTTTTAATCCATTAGACAACAACGTGATCAAAGACAAAGAGATAACAAATTCTTTAGATTGGATTTTTGAACACTTTAAAATACTAACGAAATATGATGTAAAAGCCAAATTAACACCTTTTGAATTTTATGATTATGCAGTAGAACTTAAACAAAAACACGGATTAGAAACTGCAAGTATAGATAGCTGGAAAGACTTAAGCCATCCGTATAACGAGTATGGTGGTTACGCACAATATTTAGAAGTAATACTTCCTTATAGAAACCAAATAGCAGAAGATAATAATCTACACTTACATACAATTATTCATCCTAAACTAACTGAAAAGATAAACGGAAAAAGAAACGTGCCGAGTCCATACGATTTAAAAGGTGGATCGGAGTGGTTTAATAGTGGCAAGTGTATGATAACCGTACACCGTGAAGATTTAAGCTACAACCAAGCAATAATAAACTTTAATAAGATTAAGCCACGTTCAGTTGGTAACATAGGCCAACTTGAATTATGGTTTGATAAAGAAAAGTTCTTATATTATGAACAAGATAATCCTGTGCCGAATGTTTACAATAAGATTTACGCACAACCAAAACACGAATAAATGGATACTTTAGAAATACTAAAAGCAAAGATAAACCTACAAACAACTATTATTAAGTTTACAAGTAGTATTGAGGAGTTACAGGCAAAGCATCCAGAACGTAAAGACTTAATAGATTCTATGTTGGATTCACTTGAAGACATCAGCTATTTTCAATCCGTGTTTATGCAGTTTGAAGACCAATATCTTTTAGAATGTAAAAGTAATTTACGTTTACAGATGGTTATAAGTGAACAAAAACACGAATTAGAAAAGCTTAACATTTTAGTAGAAAACTTAAAAGAGGGTATATAATGCCACGTTGTAAAAACTGCAAAGAGAAATTTGAAGTAAAGCACTTCAATCAAAAGTATTGTTTTAAAAGTGATTGTGTTCGTGTTTGGGTAGAAACTGCAAAGGTCAAGAATTGGAAGAAAGAAAAGAAACGACTAAAAGACGAATTAGAAACGGTGCAAAGCTTAACTAAAAAAGCACAGGTATACTTCAATGCATACATAAGAGCAAGAGATGAAGCAAAAGGTTATCCGTGTATATCTTGTGGCAAAGTATTACGCAAAGGAAACATAGATGCAGGCCATTATTTTTCTGCTGGTGGATTTGGTAGTGTTAGGTTTTCGGAATTTAACGTTCACGCACAATGCAGTAGACCGTGCAACAAAGATAAAAGTGGCGATTTACTGAATTATCAAATAGGAATAGAAAAACGAATAGGAGGCGAAGAACTAATAAAATTACACGAAGAAGCACACAAGATAAGAAAGTATACAAGAGAAGAATTGAAATCGATCATTGAAATGTATAAACAAAAAAAGAAAGAATTAAATAAATAATACTTATATTTGTATAAACAAAAAATAAATAATGTTATGAAAGACACAGTAATTGGAAGACTGGCAAAGATCCAGCAAGAATTAAAAGCACCAAAAAATCAATTTAACAAATTTGGCAATTATAAATATCGTAGTTGCGAGGATATATTGGAGGCCGTTAAGCCACACCTCAACGGATTGGCACTAAATCTAACTGACGAAGTAAAAGAAGCAGCAGGCTATATGTATGTAGAATCAACTGCTATGATTACAGATGGAACAAAGATGCAGGCAGTAAAAGCACAAGCAGGAATTGATCCAAATAGAAAAGGAATGGATATAGCACAAGCGTTCGGAAGCAGTTCAAGTTATGCAAGAAAGTACGCACTTAACGGATTGTTTTTAATAGACGATACGAAAGACGCAGACACAACAAACAAGCACGATAAAAACGAAGTAAAGAAAGAGAAGCTAACTAAAAAACGATTTGAAGACGCATTGAAAGCGTTACAAGATGGCAAGATAAACAAAGCCAAGTTAGAAGAATTTGATTTATCGCCTTTACAAGTTAAAGCACTTGAGTTATGTTGAAGATTAGATGTTCAGCACTTGGCAAAATAATGACCAATAGCAGAAGCAAGTCCGAAGTATTGAGTAAGACTTGCAAAACCTACTTACAAGAATTAGCCATTGAAGAAATGTACGGAATTCGAAAAGAATTTTCAAGCCGTTACACAGACAAAGGCAACCTTGTAGAAGATGAAAGTATTTCATTAGCACAAGAAGTATTAGATTTTGGATTGATGTATAAAAACGAAGAACATTTTAACAATGATTTTCTTACAGGCACTCCAGACGTAAACACGGATAGTATACTTTTAGATGTAAAAAGTAGTTACGACGCAACAACGTTTCCTTTCTTTGCCGAAGACATACCAAACAAAGACTACTATTATCAATTACAGGGCTATATGGCTTTATGTAACAAACGTAAAAGTGTTCTTGCATATTGTTTAGTCAATACACCAGATGAAATCGTTGAGGACGAAGTAAGGCGTGAACATTGGAAGAATCATTTAATAGATGAATCTGAAGAACTGCGAACAGATGTAGAAGCCAAACACAATTTTGATCATATACCAACAGAAAAACGAATTAAGACGTTTGAAGTAAGATATGATAAAGATGTAATTAAAGCTATCTACGATAGGATAAAAGAATGTAGAAAGTATTATGAAACACTAATCGAATGAAAACACGAAAGACTGATATTGTTACAATAAGAGTAACAGAAGAAGAGAAGAAGCTTTTAAAAGAAAAAGCCAGGCGTAAACGAAAGACGTTAAGCGCCTATATAATAAGTAAAACAATAGATTAAGTTATGGAACAAAAGAACAACACAGGAGCAATCTTTAAAAACGATTACAAAAAAACGGAAACACAACCAGATTACAAAGGTAAGGCCGTTATTGATGGAGTAGAAAAAGAAGTGGCACTATGGCTAAATGAAAGTAAAAGTGGTGTAAAGTATTTTAGT